GCCCTATTGTATAAGCAGGCTGCTGTTCTATAGTCATTGCCATTTATTGAGTTTTTATATTGTCTTTTAAAGTTGTCTTTAGGAATTTCTCCATATCTGAGGCATAAGCCTTTATTATTGTTTTATCTATTCTCTTATAATGCATCTTAAAAGCATCTCTAAAGAAGTAAGTAGGTTTTATACCATAAGTACCAATACTTCTAGCTATTAAAAAAGCAGCACTATTGATATTCTTTTTATTCTTTTGAAGAAATTTACCAGTACTAGTATCTCTTAATCTCAGAGGCTTAATCTTAATCCATTTAGCTATCTTATCTGAAGGAGGTTGCTTTCCAGATTTCCTACCTTCCTCTACATAATTAAAATGGTCTGCTGCTTTAAATCCTAGTTCTAATCCTCCAGATTTATATACCTTTAGATTATAATCTAATGAATCTGATAGAGTCTTTTGTTTAGTATTAGTCTTATATCCTTTACTATTCTTTCTCTTAGCTAATATCCATCTTGCTCTATGTATTACCTTATCAGCAAATTTCTTTAGCTCTTTCTCAGTTTCTATTAGTAGTTTATTCTTACTCATTTATCTTAAAATTCTTAGCCTTATATATATATCATTCTTTATATGCTCGTTTTCTTGCTCGTTTTTTACTACTTCTTATCTAGTAAATCTCATTCGTTTTCTTGTTCGCTTAAGGAGTATTACTAAAATCTAAGCAATTAGTAATAGGCCTTATATTAAACTCACTACCATTAGTAGAGATATTATAGCTACTACAAGCTTTATACTGAAAAGTAATCTCTATACTAAAAGAGGCATTCCAGCCAGATACTACATTATCTAGATACTCAGTAAAAGGCTCTATAGTAATATCTTCATCTACCTGAGCGAATACTCCTTTATTATCTGGATATATCTGTAGTTGGCCTCCTTGCTTATATTGAGCTATTATATCTGTCATTATTCCTAAAGTGTCTGAGAGTACATCTTGCTCATTACTATCATCTACTTGTACTAAATCCATTACTAATATATTAAAGTTGAAAGTAAGAGCATTAGTACCAGCTACTACTTCATTAGGTACTATATGTACTAAAGGATATTCTACAGCTCCAGAAGTATCAATCTCTTCTATATTTCCAGTAGATATACTATGTACCATACCATGAGAATAAGCTACACAGCTTAAAGCGTCAATTACATTATTATAAGTTTTATCAGTCATTATCTTTATTTTAATTACTAGTACTTCTCCTCTCTTGCTCTAGTTCTATTTCTTTAGTATATGATAGCCAATTAAAGCAAGTATTTACTTTCTCTTTTGTTATTAAATTCATCTTTAACATATCTCCTCCAGCTATCTTATGTATCAATATATACCAGCCATATTTACTAGCTATGCTCTCTCCAATATTTCCTTCCTCAGTTCCTGATTCTGCATCTCCAAAGATGATACCATACTCTCTGTAAGTTTGTTGCCTATATTGTAAAAAAAAACCATAGCTCCAAAAGCTGTATCTATACTTAATCTATCTGAGAATATCTTTCTCCTATCCTTTATATCTTTTAGAGTATAATCCTCTATTAAATACTTATCTCCTTTCCTCTCTATTATTGGCCTATATAATACAGCAAATATCTTATCTAAATTATCCCATGAATCCTGAAGATAATTATCTAAATCAGCAAACTCTCCTAAAGTTAAATCTTCAAAATTAGGAATTATTCCATACTCTATATTATCTATCTCTATTACCTTTTTAATATAATTAGAAGGCTCTTTAGAAGTTAAAGTAGATAATTCTAAATAGACCTCTTTTAAATACTTTAGAGGTACTTTAATCAAAGTTTTAGTATCTATACCTATAAGAGCTTCTAAAGTCCTTACAATCGTTTCTACAGAGTTATCATAATCCTGGTCTATTACTTTCATCAGCTTTCCATACTGAGAGATACTTATCTCTTTCCAGTCTGTAGGTAATTCATACTTACTTACTTTATCATCTACTATTAGTTCTATTACTTTCATTTTATATAAATATAATTTTGTTTATTAAAGTATTATTTATTATCTTTGCGAAGTTTTCTTAGTTTGTTAGTTTGTAGTTAGAGAGAGGCTTAGGTATAATATCTAGGCCTTTCTCTTTTTATCTTACAGCGTATTTTCCAGTACTCATTCCTAATTCATAATACATTCTCATCATTAGAGCATCTGAGTAATCTGGAGAGCGTCCTATTAAATCCTTTACTTTGTCTTTACTCAATATACTTAATTTACTATCCTTATCTATATTAGTCCTTTTAACCATCTCTAATTCCTGGATAAGTAATTCCTTAAATTTAATATCATTAGTACTTACTCCTATTCTACCTTTATTGATTAAATCTGCTAGCTTATAATAACACTGAGTTTTTAGATTCTGATAATTCTCTCCTCTTATTGCTTTACTATTATTTATAAATCCTTTACATCTTAATATATCTTTAGCTCCTCCTCCTACTCCATCTTCATCTACTATTATATTACTTAATCTAACTCCTTCTATTTGCTGTATCTCTTTAATCTTATTAGCTACATCTACCATACTACTCTTATCTAATACTATTATCTTTGATACTTGTAATCCATTCCAGTACATTATACAAGTCTTATCCTTTCCATATCTAGCTATATCTGCAGTTATATACTTCTCTCCAGTATCTACTATATTACTAAACATATTGATAATAGCATCGTACTCTATTAGAGTATCATTACATCATCATACTCCCAATCTCCTCTTAATAATCTAGCTTTACTTATCTCATCTAACTTCATTAACTGGTCTTCATAATGTTTAGATATATGCTTATTATCAGATACTAAAGCTTGAATAAACTTCTTATGATTAGGAAGAGTATTATCTCTACTCTCTTTATAGATATTATATACCCAGCCTTTAGCAGGATTACAGCTCATATATAACTTAGGTATTAGATTATACTCATCTAGTCTATATCTTAATCTTGAGGATAGTACATTCTTAGCCTTCTCAGTTATCTGATTAGCTTCATCTATGCAGGCAAATGTAAGTTCTAAACTTCCTAAAGAATCAAAGTTAGCATCTGAAGGATATAAGAATAAATCTTTAAGTATAATCTGAGAATCATTATAGAAAGTAATTATATTACTCTGAGCGTTGTAAGTATAATGCTCTCCTGATTTAATATTCCACTGAGAGCAAACATCAAAGAAAGTATTAAGAGTAGTTTTCTTTAGAGCATCTAATTTACTCCTACCTATCAATCCTCTTACTCCTGGATATTGTAAGCATGTTATAATTGCATAGCAACATAATAGATATGATTTACCTCCTCCAGCTGCACCTCCATAGAGTACCTCTGTAGTACTATCATCTATAAGATACTTAAAGGCCTTCTTTTGTTTAGTAGTTAAATCTGGAGATATATCAATCATTCAAATCTATATTGATACTTATCTTCTCTCCTTTAGAAGTTATATCTTGCTCCTGCCTTTCTACATATCCTCTACTCTTTGCCTTAGTCTTTAGAAAGAATAATATAGCTGCAGTATTACCATCTTTAATAAGCTTCTGTAATTCTGATTCCGCATTATCTATTAAGCTCTCTTGTATCTCATCTACTACAAACTTAAAAGCTTCCTCTTTCTCAATCCAGTTGTAAAAAGTCCTTCTATTTATATTCATAGCAGAGCATGCTCTACTTACATTACCAGCATTCTTACTTAATAACTCTAGGAATTTTTGTTTATCTTTATCTGAATACATATCTCTTTTTTTATAGTTGTATAATTTGATTACTTATCTCTTTATTATAAATATAAATAACTCACTCTTATTTAGAGTATTATATTACTATTTGTATATTAACTAAAAAGAGAGGAGAGGCAGAAAAATAGAGGTCATATATATAACTAGTTATAATATAATAAATCTCTCCTCACTCTTTAGCTTAATTTATCTATCTCAAAATTAAGATGATTTATAGCTTTCTTTATATCTTCAATATGCTTATCTGTATTACTCATTCCTTCCTCTCTTTTCTTTCCGGCTCTTAAAAGATAAGATACAGCAGTACCGGTATTATAAGATAGATTCCAATCCTCTACTACTTACCTAGCTTCATATTTATACTTAGTACCTATATAGTAATCAGGTATATTTAACTCTTCTTTACTCATCATCATTTTAGGATTAAGTTTATTACTCATTTTACTATTATCTAAATTCCTATCTTTATCATAGTAATACTTACTCTTACTCATCTATATTCTTATTTATATGTTTTTCTATTTGTGAAGAGAAATATATACCAGTTATTATTCCTACTCCCCAGGCTACTATATGAGATATTATCCAAATTATTTCCATATTTTATTTATTTTTATTATCATCTGAAGTATCTCTATTTAAATTATCTAAAAGCTTCTTACGCTCTCTCTTTTGTACCTTAGATTCAATATATGCGTTTATAATAATTAGAGATATTATACTTAATGATATTATTAGTACTGTATTCATTTTCTATTCTTTAATTTATTTAATAACTGTTTATCTGTATATACTACTCTATCTCCTGAATAATCCTCAGGATTATAAAGAGATTTAACTTCTATTATCTCATCTTTACGATTATAGTATATTATCCATAGCCTAGATACTCCATTAGAATCCTTAGCTCCTATAGTCCTTTCTAATTCTTTAATAAAATTCATTATATAAATCTTTTAATCCATTATATACAGAGGATAAGCAGGCACCGCATCCAGTACTCTTTTTAAATTTAGTACCGGCTATTCTATTCCAGAATAATACTGCATTTTGTCTATCTTCTACAGATTTAGCAGTACCTGATTTAATCTTACTCCATACTTCTTTTAATTCTTTTATATCTTCTTTACTTAATTCTTTCATAATTTCCATTTATTTAAAGGACAGTTTTCAGAGAGCCAATCAGCTTTATATTTTATTTTACAGCCACATTCTAAACAATCATCATTCTCTATATCGTATTTATCACAAGCTAAGCAAGATAAAATTCTACTATCATATACCTCATCTGGAGCCTTCTTAAATCCTGATTTAATAAAGGATAAAGAGGCTTTAGTAAAGTTCTTTGCTTTCTCTAATTTTGTCGGCTTCTTCATTTACTCTCTCTTTTAAAAAATTCTTTACTTTCTTAATAGTATTAAATATACTCATTCTGGATATTCCAGTCTTATCAGATAAAGAATCTAAAGTATATCCTCCTTTATAATAAGTAATAAATAATTCTCTATCATACCAGTATAAATCCTGGAGTAAATTATCTATAGCTTCTAAATTTATCTCCTTATCATTATCCTCATATATATCAGGATTATTCTCATAATAATATACTGAGTAAGTACTATTACTTACATTAGTATCAACTCTCTCATAATACTTATTATACTTATAGTAATATCTTGAAGTCTTACTACCTAAATTGAGAGTAATACATCTAATAGCGTACCAAAGTAATCCTCCTTTATCGTATATATCCTGGAGAGTATCTCTATTCATATTAAGCATACTCTCTACTACCATACTTACAGCGTCATCAGCTTTATTAGTATCATTATTGATATTATAAGCTACCTCTTTTAATTTAGGTAATAATTCTCCTAGAGCTATATCTACTTTTTTACTCATCTTTTAAATCTATATCATTAAGCCTTTTTAAATAGAGATTAGTAGCTAGCATTATATCTACATT